GCGGTCTGGTGCGTGCAACCGCTGACGGCGCCAACTCCGTTGACGCGAGCGTGCTCACCCAGCTCCCGGCGTCTTCGCTGACTACCTTCACGACTCTGAGCTTGAATCAGATTCGTAACTCGGTCCAGAGCCTTGCCGGTCGTTCGGTTCGTCCGTTCGACGAGGCGTCAAAGGCATTCTGCGGTGTGATCCACCCGTTCGCCCTTGGCGACGTGTTGGCTGACACGACCAACAACTCGCCCATCGACATCCTGAAGCACACCCCTGTGGGTCAGGCCAAGATGGAAGACTTGATCTCGGTTGATTTGACGGAGATGATCGAACTTCCGGGTTCCGGCGTTCACTTCTTCCAGACCAATCAGGTGACGGCAACCTCGAACTATAAGAGCATCTCGGGCCTCACGGCATTGCGTACTTATATCTTCGGGCGCGACGGCATCTTCAGCATTAAGCTGGGTGCTCAGGGCGACACCGAGTACGGCGACGGTGATTGGCAGAACATCAATTGCAACATCGTGCAGAACGCCGAGCCGACTGTTGCCGATCCCGAGGGCTTGATCCCCGGATGGACGAGCTATCGTGTACACTTCACGACTTCGCTCGGCCCGGACACCACGGTCCGCATCCGTGAGATCGACGCGGCTTCCGCGATCAGCTAAGCAATCGAGGCGCACTGGATTAGATACCCGGTGCGCCTCTTTTGTTCGATTAGCAAAACTGAGGAAAACAAAGAATGACTTATCCTGCTCAGACTGACGGAGTTGGGACGGCAACAAAGATCGCCGTCGATTCAACCTCACTGTCGTTGTCGCTGGGTGGCACTGCCACTCATCAGATCAACGCTTCGGTTGAGGATTCCGCTGGTAACGCGGACCCCGGAACTGCTCTTGTATTGAGCGCGGCTGCTAACGCAAGTGGTAGCACGACCCAGTACACCGGTACCATCACGGGCGGCGGGAGCAATGCTCTCGTTGGCAGAGAAGTTGTAATCGCCGGTTTCACGACTGGCGCGAACAACGGTACGTTCATTGTCACGGCATCGAGCACTACGACCCTGACTGTGGACAACGCTGCGGGTGTCTCCGAGACGCACGCGGGTACCGCAACCCTTGAAGGTGCAGCCGCACTGACCTTCTGGTCGCAGAATCCCAGCGTTGCGACCGTTTCCGCTACCGGTGTCATTACCGGTGTGGCGGTTGGCAACACCGTGATTGAGGTATCTTACCCGGTGTTTAACAACACTCTGGGAAATATCTCCAGCTCGGGTAACCCGATGAACGGCCTACCAGTGGAGAAAATCTACAAGGAAATCAACGTCTTTGTAGGTCTGTAACCTCTAGGACATTTGTGCGAAAGAGGAGCGCCGAATGCTTTGCGAGAGTTGTTCAGAACCAATTGAGATGCAGAGCGTAGTGCGTCGGCAAAACCGGACACTACGCCGCATCGTAAGTTCGCTGAGAAAGCGAGTACGAAGGGAAGGGGAGCGTTCCGATACGCTCTTTGCTGCCCTTTGTGAAACCAGTCCTGCCGCTGAGTTGTCTCTTCGGAGACTCTGGGAAGAAGGTGGGTTCCAGCCTCCCTGTGGCCCAGAGGATTATGACGAAATAGTCGATGTCTCCATACGCGCATTGAAGGTGTATCGCGAGATGGCCCAAGGGCCTACCAAGAGCACATCAGCAGAAGGAAATTGAGTTTGCGCCAAACTGAGTTACCGGTGAGAGTGGATTACTCATATCCGGCCAACGTGGTTTGGCATTTTGTGAGCTATGTGACCGGCCAGTCCGTATGCTTGCACTCCCCTCAATGAGTGTCATGGACTTCATTGAACGGGAGACACGTTATCTACCAAGGGGAGAGCTTGGAATCAGTTACAGGTCAAGGAACTCGTTTGAGCGAAAAGGCCCCGTGGGAATCCTACGGCGCCGAGATGGAAACAAAGATGTCTTCCGAACTGGCGGCGGCTGTAGCCGAATACGCCGAGCGTCGGTACGATCAAACCGAGTCCACAAATGAAGCAAAAGAGGAACTTCACCGTCAGCGAGAAATTAACGACGAAATCTCGAAAGAGTATCGTTGGCTGACGCCGGAAGAGTACGCAGACCTTGAACAACGAATCGGGCAAGTGCTAACGCACGCTCAATTCATCACGATCCTTCGCAAGATGAACGTCGAGTGTTGGTATCGTGACCATCCACACCCTGATAAAGCAACTCTGGTCGTCCTTCGAGAAGGTCGAGGACTTGAGACCGCTTGTTGGGTACAGCTTGGCTTTATGCCGGAGCTTTCGATCATGCGATTCGATGAGCACGGTATTCCGGTGAACGAGCGTCGGCGTGGATGGAGAACCTGTTTGCTGCAATTACTTCTCAAAGGGATTGTCAGCGAGCGCGAAGCGAACAAGATGTTCGGACATCCGAAACAGACAGACGCATTTCACCGGTACAACAGTTTGTTGCAAGCGTTCCGTAACAACGGCAACAGCTTAGAAATCCGATAGGGAGGAATTTTGGACGAGAAGATTCAGAAGCCGGAAACGGCTGAGGGCGTAGACAATCAGGCGCCCGCAAAGCCCGCGAAGAATAAAATCGCGGCGATGGAAGAGGAAGAGGAAGCAAAAGCACTTGAGCTTGAGCGCCTCCGGCTTGAGGTTGCCGAAAAGAAAGCGAACCTCGAAGACATTCAGGAACGACTTGCAGAGCGTCAGAATCGCCGCGAGTTGGTCCGACAGACGAGCATCACAAACGGTACCACTCTGAAGGCCCTTGCCGAACAGGACAAGGCAGTTCAGAAGCGTTGTAACCACCGTAAGGGCGGCAACGGCGCGGCTGGCGTGATCGGCGGTCAGGGCGATTCGCTTGACTACGCGGTAATCAAACACACGATGTTGAACGGCGATATGTGGATTCGCTGCCAACGTTGCGGTAAGACTTGGAAACCTGCCGTTCAGGATCATTACAAGTCGGTCGAGGAATACGTCAAAGCTCTTAACGATTACGAACAGGCGAAGAACTTCCCGACGAAGAACTCTCCGTCCTCGTCTTATCTGTTCCGCTTCTCGGATAACGGCGCATACTTCCGCGAAGTGACCAAAGACTCAACATTGCGATAACGATTCACTACCGGCCTTGACTCAACTCAAGGCCGGTTTTTCGTGTTTGCGCCAAGGATGATGAATGCAATACGACGCAAACGGCCTCAAGCTCACAGAGAGCTTTGAGGGCTTACGCCTCACAGCCTACCAAGATGTGAGAGGAATTTGGACAATAGGTTACGGTCACACCGGGCATGATGTTGTACCGGGGATGACCATCACTCAGGCGCAAGCCGAGACATTACTTTTGGCGGACATCGCTTCCGCCGTCGCGTGCGTTCAGCACGCCGTCACCTACCCAATCGACCAAGCTCAATTTGATGCCCTTGTCGATTTCACGTTCAACGTTGGCCGGGCGAACTTCCTTCAGTCAACACTCTTGAAGGACGTTAACAACGGAGACCTTGCCGCCGCTGCCGATCAATTCATGCAATGGGTTTACGCGGGCGGTAAGAGATTTGATGGTTTGGTTCGGCGCCGTACAAGCGAGCGAACCTTGTTCTTGCAGTAAGGAAACAATCGAGTGCCAAATTCAAATACCACACTTCAGCAGATTGTAGATGACGCTTCGTCATTAGGAGACGTATCACCGGCCCTTGCCACAGGTGGCTTTTCAGACGCCCCGGCGATCTCGATTGCGAACGATGTCATGCAAGCGATGATTAACGGCGGTCCCGCTGGGCAGCCCTACAACTGGAAGTGGAATCGATTTAATGTCAAGCCGTTCGCAACGATCAGCTATCAGCAGGACTATTTTGTCCCCGGTGTCATCAACATTGGATGGCTCGAAAGTTGCTGGGCCGTCAACATCAATCAAACATCGATCCCGAAACAGAAGCAACAGCTTGAGGTCAAGAAAGACCTTGAGGTTACCTACGATCAGACCGGGTATCCCGGAAAGATTTGCTGGATTCCTAACAGTCTTTTGCAGACCGGCACATGGGGCGCGGTGCCACTCGGTCCCACTGCGGGCAACCCGTCCGGGGATGTCGGTTCAATAGGTGCCAATCCGAGCGGGATACAGAATCCCGGTCCCGGAGTGATCTATACGAATCCAATTGGAATCGCTAATCAGCCGATCAATGCCACAACTTGCATCACCGATCCGAACGGTAACCTCTGGGCACTGACGACATACGGTACTTGCGGTAATACGCAACCTACATGGCCGACAACTCCGGTGTACCCCACACTTCAGAATCCGAATCAGGTTGCCACTACCGTTACGGATGGTACTTGCGTATGGACCGCGATCAACCCGTCAGGTCAGGGATTCAGGCTCAACCCGATCCCGCCGCAAACGGGCGTCGTATGGCTAATTCAACCTGTAGCGCAAATGAGGGCGCCGAGATTCTCCGCGCTGGGTCA